ATGTCTCACGAGATTGTTTACTACGATTACTTCCCTAGTTTTGGTTCTGACTTGACAGCTCCTGTTTACTGTACAGCCCGTGTTGATGGTCTTTGGTTAAAATGTGACTCCTTTGATGAGCTGATCAATTACTGCCTTCGTTTGATTGGTCCAGAGTTCGTTCTTGTTCCTCTTTCAGTTCCTTCCGGATCGTGGGTTGGCTATCTGGATATGGTTGAGGCTTCCGATATGGTTTCGGGGGAGTAGTATGACTGAATCAGCCATCCTCACAGCGTATAACTCCATCGACGCGGCATCTGTTGCCCTTGGTCGTCCCTGTCTGACGCTGCCCGAACGTGAGCATTTTCGGGCTGAGCGCGATGTTGCCACTCGCAACCTTGTCACGCTTTCCCGCCAGTATCGTGATGAGGTCGGGGTACTGTCTTCACAGCTTGCCCTGCCACGTAACACGCAGGTTGACCGTGTGATTTACGGAATTAACTGCACGGATTTATCTCTCGCTGACAGGGGTAAGGCTGCCGGACTGGTTTCACAGTTTGGCTCGTTTTCCTTCACCGTGGCACACGCTTTCTGCCGTCTTGTTTATCAGCTCGGTGTGAAAAATGCGCTGATGGCGCTTGAGTCCGCGCACCGTTTTGCTTTCTTCAATCAGGACGGAGACCCTTATGAATTCTCGCTTTTCTGCACTGATGAACAGCTTGCTGAGGTGGCTGATTCGGTTGTTCGTGACTGCCTTGTTTCTCGGGCCATTTATAGTGATGTTGCAGAACAGCACCTTCTCAATGTAATGGCCTATTTTCAGGCCATCTCCGGCTTTGATTTCGCGCCCGTTTATGCCACTTATCATGAGCGTTACGGCGATGAGGGATTGCTTAAACGTCTGACTGATTTGGCTTTTGTCACCCGTTTCCTGCGGGTTGTCCGTGACCAGCGGGTCAATGAGGTCTGCCGCATGCTCGGCATACTGAACCGCAACGCGCCTTATATTTCCGACTGGCACCGCGACCTCTTTGCTGTCCGCAGTAAACGCGTGAAAAATTATCTCCGGTCCTCCGGCGTCTTTGATGCCTTTAATGAGCTGGTCTGTACGCTGGAAGATGCGCATAACGCCTCAGTCTCGAATCCGAAAAACCGGATTGCTGAACTCTGCGTTCGTGGAAAGGCCGTCTGTGAACTGTCCGAAGATATGGGGCTGTCCGGCTACTTCATCGTGCTCACCACGCCGTCACGTTTTCACCCGACGACCAGTTTTAAGGTTGCCGGAAAATGGCATTCTCGTCCGAATAAAAAATGGTGGGAAGCAGGTTGCCCGACCGTTAAGGATTCGCACGCCTGGCTGAATACCGTCTGGCGTCGGGTCTGCCGCAGGCTGGATAAAGCCGGTATTCAGATACCCGGTCTGCGCACGGTCGAGCCTCATGCTGACGGTACAACGCACTGGAATTTCCTGATTTACTGCAATCCCCATGAGAGCGCAACGGTGCTGGCCATTTTCCGTGAAGAGGCCATGCGCGATGAGCCGGATGAAAAGGGGGCGAAAGAGCACCGTATTTGTATTGAGGCTATTGACCCTGAAAAGGGTGATGGTTTCCGTTACATCGTGAAGTACATCACCAAAATGGCGGGTGATGTCAGTGCGGATGGTATTACCGCCCTGAATGACCGTTATTCTGCCCGTTCATTCTGTGATGCCGTCAGCCGTGCCGCCTGCTGGCAGAAAGCAACGCGCCTTCGCCTGTTCCAGTTCTTTGGCGTTCCCTCCGTTACGGCTTACCGCCAGATGCGCAGCTTCCGCGCACCGCTTGAGGCGCATCATATCAATATGCAGCAGTTCACGCCGCAGCAGGTCGCCGAACTGGAAGCCATCCGCATGGCCTGTGATGCAGGCGATTTCCGGACCTATATCCTGCTGAACGGCGGTTTCTTCTGTTCTGAACGTCTGCTTCGCCCGTTTTACGTTCAGCCGCAGGAAGGTGGTAAACCCCGTTTTAACCGTTACGGTGAACCCTGCGCACCGGTGATTTCCGGTTTCATGTTTGGCCCCGTTCCGGTCATAACCCGTTTTATGGGCTGTGTTGTCCGCCGTATGACCCCCGCAGAAAAAATCCGCGCAGAGGAAGTCAGAAGCGGCAGCAGCTATGAATCTGTGTTTATTTCGTCGGCTTCACGACACCGCACGACGCGCTCCCGCGCGGCGGGTGGGGGCGGCGAAGCCGACCCTTGGACTTGTGACAATAACTGTCCCTGACTGAATTTTTAACATTGAGGAGTCTGCTTTATGAATCAAATTTACGACAGTTTTCCGTTTCCTTCCCCTGAGGGTTTTACCTCAGGCATGACAATGGCGGGATATTTTATTCACGCCACTGTCATAAATGATGAGGAGTTAAAACCCACGGGTTCTCATTATAACCCTGAGGCTAAACCCAAATATGCCATTGTTATTGCCTATCCGTATGAGGACCGAAAATTAAAAGTCCGCCGTGAGGAGCATGAGCGATTTTCCTGTACTGAGGAGGATTTTAAATTTTTTAATTCATGTCCTGATTTGCAGGGCAAACCTGTTTATCTCACGGTGGATGTTAACTCATGGTCGACAGGCTCAGAACGTCATGGTGTCTGGTATCGTTTTATTTCCGGCTCCATGAAACGTTTTGACGGTCAGCCGCTGGGTGCACTGCCCGCAGGTAAAGAAAAAGGCTGATGATATGTCTGACGCTGATTTTCTGAACTTTGTTTTATTTGCTGCGCCTGCAATGATTTTATTTTCTTCAGGTTTTGGCATCGGAATAAAACTGATTCGCGCCTGTGACTCACAAAGCATTACTGTTCAGCGTTATTATGACTGAATTTGATTTCAGCGGTGTTTTATCCGCACTGAATTCTGGCGTACAGGACGGGGAGCTTTACTGGGCCGTTCTTTATGTCTGGATTGTCTGCTGGCTTCTTGGCTTTGGTCTTGGTGTTATTTTCACTCTGGTCTGCCGGATGTTCAGTGATGCTGTTAATTAATTTTAATTGTCAAAGAGGAATTTTATGAAACTGAAAACCCTTGTTTTATCTGGTCTGGCAACGACTGCTTCTGTCGCTGCGCTTCCGGCTTCTGCTGCGGTTAGTGTTCCGTCTTTTATTACTGCTGATACTGTTAAAGAAATTGGTGACGCGCTCACCAGTGTGATTGGCATTGCAGGTACGGCGGCATTTGCCGTTCTTGGTGTTTCACTCGCTGCCCGTCTGGGTATCGGTATCATTAAAGGCTTCCTTTCCCGCGCAACCTGATAGTTATTTAACGACAGCGCCCTCCGGGGCGCTTTTTTAATCATACCAGGAGTGTTTTTTTTGATTCACTTTATTATTCCGCTTCTGTTTTTGTTCTTTTCCTCGTTTTCTTTCGCTGAAGAGAAAGAAAATCCGGATGCACTTGTTCAGTGTGCAGGCCATTTATCCTGCAGGACAGATTATTCGGACGCGGGGACGTCGATTAAATTAGCCAGGGCGGCCGGTCATCTTTTCTGTGGTTCGGGCAATTATGACGCATGTTCCGGAATAATTCATTATTGTGGTGTGCCACTTTCAACGCCTGTTAATGCACCTTCGACTGTCGGGTCTTTTGTCCGTGCCCGGTGGTCAGCATATAAAGTCTGGGATTCAGACAAGCAAAAGTGGACAGCCTGCACCCTTGCTTTTCAGGGTGGTGAGGGGGATTTGACACCTGAATATAATAAGCCGCCAACTGACGAGATTTGTCTTTCTCGTCCGGTTCTTGATGGTATGACTTTTTCTGATGTTTATAAAGGTGATGACGGGACCCGTTATGTTAATGTGCAGGGGTGTATTTATGAGGCAACCGGCAATCCTCTTATTTGTAATCCCGATGATGATACAGTTTGTACTGCCGACTGGAAACCAGTTGCTGTAGATCCTGCATTCTCCGATGGTAAGGAGGATGGCGGTAGCTCAGGTGGTGGCAGTTCCGGTGGTGGTAACCCAGGCGGCGGCAGTTCCGGTGGTGGTTCAGGTTCTGGCTCCGGTGGTTCATCCGGTAGCGGTGGCTCCGGCTCGGGTTCCGGCGGCTCATCCGGCAGTGGTGGTTCAGGTTCTGGCTCCGGTGGTTCATCCGGTAGCGGTGGCTCCGGCTCGGGCTCCGGCGGTTCATCCGGTAGCGGTGGCTCCGGCTCGGGCTCCGGCGGTTCATCCGGTAGCGGTGGCTCCGGCTCGGGCTCCGGCGGTTCATCCGGTAGCGGTGGCTCCGGCTCGGGCTCCGGCGGTTCATCCGGTAGCGGTGGCTCCGGCTCGGGCTCCGGTGGTTCATCCGGTAGCGGTGGCTCCGGCTCGGGCTCCGGCGGTTCATCCGGTAGCGGTGGCTCCGGCTCGGGCTCCGGCGGTTCATCCGGTAGCGGTAGTTCAGGTTCAGGATCCGGTGGCTCATCCGGCGATGACAATGGCTGGCTTGATGGTATTTTGGGCTGGTTAAAAACAATATGGGTGTCAGTGAATGATTTAAATAATGCTTTTTCTGTTTCTCAGGCTGATATGAATAATGCATTAAATTCACTGGACAATGGTATTAAAGATATTAGTCAGAATATAGCTTCTTCTTTGCCTGATGGGGATTTCCCTTTAGGGGAGCTTTCGCATTATTTGCCAGGACAGGGAAGTGATAGTCATGATAATAACAATTGGCTTACAGTTAATATTGACAAACTGGTAAATACAAATAATGGAACTGCTCTTCCTTTTACTTTACAGTTTAGCTTTAATCTTCCGTTGATTGGCGCGATTAATTTCAAGATTGATACAAGCCATTTTGCAAAAGCTTATGACGATTATGTTCGTTCTGTTCTTGAATATGCTATTTATATGATAACCATGTTACGCGTTTTTGTTATTTCTCGCCGTACATTATTTGAACGTGAGGTAAAACTCTGATGTGGGCCATTTTAGGTGCTTTTTTTGTTGATGTTGTTTTAAAATCACTACGTTTCATTGCAGGAGTTATCGGTGATAAAGCTGTTGCATGGGCTAAGCTCCTTTCTTATCTTGGTCTTTGCTACACTTCATATTATGCTCTTGTATCTGCCGTCAATTTTATTATTCGTCAAATCTCCGATGTTAATAAACTCGATGTTATTGTAGTTGCATTCAGTTACCTTCCTTTAAATATTCAGTACTGTTTTAATATCATCCTCCATGTTCAATTTATTTCATACATATATCTTTATAAGGATAGAGTGTATCGATTGGTTTATGATTTATTTAAATCAAATGGGCTTAATGTTGGCAAGTAATTTTGCGGGGGTAAGTTATGCCAGTTATCACGGGTAATCTGGGGCAGGGTAAAGGCATTGTTGCAGCTTATTTTGCCTCACTTTATTATCGCCGTGGATTGCGGGTTGCAGCAAATTTTCCGCTTAACACTGAATGTATGTCATCAGGTTCGGATAACCCCGTTACGGTTATTCCCGCCATGCCCCGCATTGAAGACTTTGAGCTTCTTGGTCGTGGATGTCCTGAAAATGAAAAAACACGCTTCGGGGCGTTATTTCTTGATGAGTGTGCGACATGGCTGAATACCCGTGGTTTTGCCCGTAAGGACAGATTACCGTTAATTGACTGGCTGATACATTCCCGTAAGCTGGGCTGGGATGTTTATCTGATTTCACAGCATGAAGATATGATTGATTCCCAGATAATTAAGGCGATGGGGGCTAAAATTATTCGCTGCCGCCGTCTTGATGAATTACGTGTTCCTGTGATTACGCCACTGATGGAATTATTCAGACCAGGAAAAACAGGGGTTGCATCAGGCAAAAGGGGGATTATTCCTCATTACGTGGCTGCCAGTACGTTTCTTTATGACGGCACGATTCACGCGGCACGTCGTCCCGTAGATAAAATCATTATCAGGGCTGCGGATTATTACAACGTTTACGACACTAATTTCATTTTCTCTGACGGAATGGAGCTGCTTAATGGCCGTTTTGTGGATATGCGTGCTGTTTATTCTGTTTTGCCCGGGCGCACACTTAAAACAATGAATCCGTTATCTCAACAACCCGAAAAAAAGGCCACCCCACAGAAAAAGCCGTGGGGCAAGCTGATTGCCTTTCTTTTCCTCGTCACCGCGATGATTGCCGTTGCCCGACATTATTTCTCCGGCGATCGGGAGGCTAGTGCCGCTGTCCCTCCTGTGCCTGAAAGCACCGTGACACCTGCACATCCTTTGCCTGCGTCTACGGTTGTATCAGAGCTGAGACAGAAAAAACCAGATGTGCTTCCGGTATCAAAGGAGTGGCGGCTTGCCGGATATGTCAGGGGAGCAAGTCCTTATTTTGTGCTGCTGGGTCCGGCGGGTCAGGTGCGACGTTATACCGCTTTTCAGCCATGGAACGGCAGCGCCACGGAACTGAATGTTGACGGTGAAAAAGTGACGTTCTGGTCAGGCTCATCGGGAACGGCATCAAAGGGGGATGTGCTGACTGACAAAATGCTTTCGTTTGATGTGAATGGTAAATAAGACAGAGGACACTCCGCTCGCCGCAGACCCAGCGACCGAACGTAGTGAGCGAGTGGTCGAGGAAGCGGAAAGGCACCATTACCGGCCCCGGGCACTTACGCTCTGCTGCCTGCTTCGGGCACTTATGCTCTTTGCTGACATGGTCAACCAGCTTACTGGCTGTGCAGAACCCGACGCGTACAGGCGATGGTGTTGCCTGTTGATGAAACTGATGGCTGACAGCGTGCCCCCCTGTAGTGTGCACCGCAGCTTAATCCGTGCTTTGTTTCCATGGACTGCACCTGCCTGCCGGACTGACAGGTCTGATGGATGAACAGACAGGCAGAATGCTTCATCTTCGCGTGTGGTGGTACCGCTCGCCGCAGATCCGGCGACCGAACGCAGTGAGCGAGTGATCGAGGAAGCGGAATATCTTCATGACTGAAAAACAGCACTTAACGGTATAACATGATGAGATTGATTAACTTACTGACAGCATTTCTTTTTTTGACTTCGGCGTGTGTGCATGCCTCGTCTCCGGTCTTTTTTGTTGACCGTATTCCGCTCAATGCAGCGATACAGCTGGCTCAGGAAGATATTTTCAGGCGTCAGTATGCGTTGCCGCCTGAACTTGCCAGCGATACCCGTCCGGTGACGCTGGACTTAAGTCTGACGGGCGATCAGAAAAAACAGCGTGAAGAGTATGTGCGCTGGCTCAGACAACTGAATATTTCTGTTGAGACTCGTAATGGCGTGGATCATTATCGCTCGTTTAAACCCGTGGCTGCGCCGGAAAAACTGGTTTCATGGGTATATACACCATTTAACCGTTCGCCAGCTTATCTTGCCGCCGTGCTTTCGGGTACAACGACAGGGCGTTCATCACAGGTATCTTCAGAGAATGCGGCTGCATCGTCTCCGGTAACTTCCGGCTCATTCTTATCAGGTGAGGGTGATTCACTGGTTTTCAGGGGGACACGTTCAGAACTGGCACGCCTTAAGGAGCTGGTTCCGCTGGTTGATGTTCCGGCTCAGGGGGTTGTGGTAACGGGGTATATTTATGAGGTGCAGACAGGGCGCTCTGAAGGTTCGGGGCTGGCACTGGCTGCAAAACTGTTATCAGGGCGTTTTGGTGTCAGCGTGGGTTCCTCATCCTCGATGGGGAATTACATTTCATTCAGCTCCGGTACGCTGAATGCGATGTATGAACTGTTCAGAACAGATAACCGCTTTAAGGTGGTATCCGCGCCGCAGCTGCGCATGGATTCAGGCAAGGAAGCGACGTTTTCTGTTGGTGAACAGGTTCCGGTTCTTGGCAGCGTGTCTTATGAGGATGGTAAAGCCGTTCAGTCCGTGACGTATCGTGATTCGGGGGTGATATTCAAAGTTAAGCCGGTTATCACGTCGTCGCGTATCAGCCTGAACGTCAATCAGCAGTTAAGTAACTTTGTCAAAACGGATACGGGCGTGAATGATTCGCCAACGTTGCTCAAGCGTGAGGTGGATACGTCGCTGACTCTGAAAGATGGCGATATTGTGTTGCTGGGTGGTCTGGCAGAAAACAAGGATTCGCAGGCCAACACAGGATTATCATTTCTGCCAAAGAGCTGGAGTCAGAAGTCTGACGAGAAGAGCCGCACGGATATGGTTATTCTGTTACAGGTCAAAAAAGTTTGA